TTCGAGTTCCATTGTATTGGCTCTCATAGTAACGCGACGGCCATCTTGGGCGAGAATGGTTGCATCCCACACGTAGTCGATAAAACGACGTGCTTGCTCTGGGCGTAGGATACCTGATCCAGCCTCACCTGAAGGGTTAACTGCATTTGGTCCAGTGTTTACTCCTGTTAGTGCTGTTGGGATATTACCCAATACACCACCATCAGTGTAGTTACCTGGTGTGTTTGAACCTGCATCTGATCCAGATGCAAACGCTCCCTGACCCTGATAGAGTCCTGGTGCTGTTCCGCCTAGGTTACCTGAAGTACCTGGCTGGTTCTTTTCTATATTTTGTTCCGACATATTGTCACCTCCTGTGATTTTTTCTAAATGAATAGATCGGCTGTTTTGAGGAAACTTCCGCCCCATAGGGATTTTTCAACCGTTTCAGGCTGATTCTGTACTATCTCGCCGAGATCGCCAGACTTTCGGAAAGCAGTGTCTTGCTCTACAAGTTCCACACGCTTACCAAATTCATTAAACTCACCTGATACTGCTGCAATGTCTTTTGCAACTGCTTCAAATGATTGTTTTGCTGTTTCAACATCAACCTTTGTAGACTTAAGCATTTCTACTTCTGCCTGCAAAGACTTAACTGTTGAAACTAGATCGCTAAAGGCTGATTCTAGAGTGTTCTTGATTTCAGCAATTGAGTCAACAACTGCTTCATCTGATTTAGATACTTCTGTAACTTCTTCAACTACATCAACTGCAGGAGTCTCTTCAGACTTTGCAATCTCTTCAGATACTGAGGCTTCATCAGCCTTAACAATATCTTCTGTAGGTGTTTCAACTACTGCATCAACCTCTGGAGCGACCTCTGACTTTGCTACTTCTACTGATGCTTCTGTTTCAATAACTTCTGCAACTGTTTCTGTGTTTGCTGTCATAGGTTGTACCTCCTTGTTAATCTTAGAAGTATTAATGCCTTTAGCACTATCGACTAAGAATTTTATCATTGTTATTTTTTCATTATCCGTTTTTTCAACGAAACCTATATTTTCCATTTGTTCACCAGTTACTGGACTAAGTTCTGAATCATTCTCAGATGATAAAACTATTCCATTAGCCTTGTCGTAAAATACATTTTCTAAAACTGTTGAGTCACCCTTAAATACATCTACTCCGTCTACCTTTTCAACAGATACAATGTTTGCAAATTGATTTGCTGGGGAATCTACAAGACTCAACTCAACCAAATCATATTCTTTAATAACTCTAATTTGTGTGTCTGACTTTTCATCATATGCGTCATCCCACTTATTCATTCGTCCGCCAATAGAAAAACCAGTTAGCGTTCCGTCTAGAACTTTTTCCCAAGTGTCTTGTGCACCCTTTGAAACATATGCGGATACAAATACACCCTTATAAAACTTCTTTGATTCTGGATCAAAGTACTTATCTTCTTTAAAGTTAACCATCTTGCCAACTGCTAGTGGTTGGTGCATTTCTCTAATGTTCCCACGAAACTTTGCAAATGCTGCCATTGATGCTTCTGCCGTTACAATGTCATCTTGCTTATCAAGATTATCTAGGGATGCAAAACCTGAGACGATTCGTCGCTCTTTATCTACCTTACTAAAAGGCATGGATAGGCGTAAATTATCGCCATCCGTATTCCAATTTGCTTTTGAGATAATCATGGTTATTATATTATATACCCTTTTTTGCTAAAGTATCACTATTTGGACATTTCGGGCACATCATCAACCTTACGACCTTCACCCTTTGGATTTCTTCCACTTACTGTGGCTGGTCCATCAGACTGGTTGTTTGTTCTTTCAGTGTCCCGTGCTCTGTCTGCATTATCGTTTGCTGCCTGTTCTGGCTTTGGATCAAAGGGCTCATTGCCCCCTTCGATCTGTGGAAGACCAAGAAGTTCTCGACCTTCATTTGGAAGCATAACCTGTGTCTTAACAAGTCTTTCGATAATCTGTGATTGAGCAATTTCATCTGTAAGCGTAAGTTCATTAAACTTAAACTCCAGAATATCTGTTTTTTCTTTTACAATTTTATTAATCATCTTCTCAAGGTTTCTCTGTGCTGGTCTTGCAACTTGCTCTTTAAAGGTGCGGTCCTGTGAAAGTGCAGCAGCAATGGCTGAAGAATCAGAGCCACCAATCTTAGAAAGAGGAACCTGGTGGGCAACAAGAATATCATCTCTGTTCTGCTTTCTATATTCCTTAAAGGATGCTTCCTGAATTCCATTCTCTACAGGATCCATCTTGAACTCTACTTTGTTGGTGTCAGAGTCTCCTGGCAATGGGATATAGAGGGTTCTATGGTTCTGCCCTTTCAACCCTGTCTGCAAGAATCTAAACATCTTGTCTTCTGCTTCAGCAGACAACTTCGCACCCTTAAGAGTTACGACATATCTTGGAGTTGCTTTGTTCTGGAAGTAATCAATATTGTATTGTGATGCAAGTTGATCTCCATGTAGTGATCCAATTGCTGACATAATATCTGGCACTCCGTAAAAAGTATTTAGGGGTGAGTATTCTTTAAAGTGAATAATTTCGTTTGGTCGTGCATCTGTTCCAAGTGGATTTGGATTTGTTGCTCCAAAGTTACGGAAGTAAACAACCTTGTTTCCAATAACCTGAACATACCCATCTCGCAATCTACGTACACGCATTGTTGTAGACGGGATATGACCAACATATCCAATGTCTCCACGAACAGTTCTTCCTACTTCAAGATAAGCATTTCCTGTCGCTTGTAGATCTGTAAAAACCTTTTCCATTGTTGTTGTAAAAGAATCTTCATCATTTAAAGACTCAAGCCAATCAGTCATTTCAATCTTTGCTCTTTCAATTCTTTTTCTTGCATTCTCAGAAGTTTTTGGCTCTGATGCTTCTAACTTAAGCATAGTTCTCTTTGAAACTTTAAACTCGTAACCAAGACCAACAATGTTTTCTACCTTTGCATCAATTGCTGCATGGTTAGCAAATGATGTGTCATAGAAACTTGCAAGTTCATATAAATTCCAAGGTGGAGTAATTACATCAAAGAGTCCGTATGCATTTCTAAAAACTGTCCCTGAGTTAATCTCTTTAGATCTTGCTCCGTCAATACCAACACTGTCTGCTCTTGAACTATCCATGTAAGCCTGAGTTGCTTCACCTTTAATTACTCTAGAGGTTCTTCTTTTAAAGTTAGCGTCAAGTCCTTGAAGGTCTTTAATTACATCCCAAGACTGATTAAATGGATCTTGTTTTATAAATGTATCATCTTCTGGAAGAGGAACATCTGTCTTTGCTCTAATAAAAAACTCTTTGTCTTCACTCATTAGTCATCACTTCCATATTTTGCAATAGTGTCTTTGGCTGCCTGCACTGCGCCAAGATCGTTCATTGAAGGAATTAATCCCTCTGCTAATCTTTGTTTTTGCTCAGAGTATTCTTCTTCTGAGATTCTTGTTAGGCCTGGAACGAATACGCATGTTCCATCTCCTTCATCCCCGTAATATTTTGCTGCTTCTTTAAGTTTAGAGATCTGAAGAATGTCTCCCTTTTGAGATTGTATGTTTAAAACAGAGCCAGTTCCGTCTGTAAACCATTTTCCGTTAGCCTTTTTATAAACATATAGGCCCCACTCGTAATGCTTTTCAATAACTTTTACACGGGACTCTCCCACTTGCCCCTTCATTCTGGGCAAAGCCTTCTTCTTTTTGCGTGGATCTTGAGTATTCATATACTAAAGTATACCATATTAGATGGCAGTGGTTGTTATTAGTTTCGACTTAATACCAGAATATATGCGATACTCGTGTTCTGTGGCTGACCTTGTGTTATTAATTACTAACTTTGACTCACTATCAATAATAATCTTATTAGTTCCAGTATAACTCTTATAGATTGTGGATGGGTCAATGCCATAGTAGTTTGTCTTAGAAAGTGTTAATACTCCCTCCCAGAGGCCGTCTCCGTCCATCCAGTACTCCCACTCAATATCTTGTGGCATAATGTATTTTACCCCAAACCACTTTCTGTATTCTTCTTGCTCAACATCTTGAAGATTGCTTGATTCGTAATACGAAATTGTATTAAATAGTAGAGGACCGTTTAGGTTAATTAGGCCAACTCTATTTTCAAAGTCTAACACCTTTGGAAAAGATATACCTAGGAAGGCCCACTCTTTAACAGTCAGGACTGGATCTTTTACAATCTTTCCATTAAGATAAAATTTAATTCCATTTTCTAGCCTACCAGTATTTGCATCTATTGCATAGATTTTTGCTCTTTGTCCAGATGGATGTATTGCTGACATGTAAAACTTTATATGTCTGTCTCTTGCCTTAATCTCAAATACCTCTATTGATCCATAAGAGAATGCATCTTTATCGTATCTAACAGCCATCTGCATAGCCATAACCTTAAAGTTGGTAGACTTTTCTTTATTAATTGAAATTGACAAACCCCTGTTAATTGATGGGTCCATGGTTCCTTTTACTTCGACTCCACTATACCGTGTCAAATACAGGTAGGGAGAAGTTCCTTTATATATTGTAAATGGATTTTCACTCTTATAGTCATAATAGAATCCAGACTTCTTATATGGGAACAATGGCTGTCCAAACCTTGTTCCAACTGGATTAGGGGAGGTGTTGTTAAATGCTTGAGAACAATACTCAAGGGTTCTAATTGCAACATTATTTTTTAATATACCTTTAACATTAAACTCAAGATGCGTTACAATTGCAAGGTCTAGATTACTAACATCTTTTGGTGTATAAATTACCATGTTATCTACAACCTCATATTTAGTTGTTCTCCAGTTCTCCCCTGGAATAACAAATGAGTCATTTGAGGGACTTTCTATATTTATAAAGTTTTCTTCTGAAAGGTTTGCACCATTCTGAACATATTGAAAAGTAATATAAGACTTTACAAGAGATTTTGAAGTATCATATTTGTAGTTTCTGTATGCTCGATCTCTTAAATCTGTATAGTCTAAGTAACCAGTAAATAGTTGATTATCTAAAGAAGAGTAATCTCTTTGCACTGGGGTACTATATTCGTCAAAGAGTTCAGAGTAAGTCCAGGATCCAAACTGCTCTTCTTCTACGAATACAGATGGTGCTGGATAGTTTATATTGAATTGAATAAAATCTAGGTCATAGTATGGTTTATTCTTGTTATCTGTTACATACTTTGAAAAATATGTAAGGGGAATATAATCTTCCCAGTATCCAGAAATATCTATATCTAGATAGTAAGAGCCAAAATTTATTGTTGGAGATAAAGTGTAACTTGCAGTATGTGCTTGCAGAGTATTACCTGTTGATAAAGAAGGTAGGCCTGGATCAATTATGGCGTCCCACTCTCCTGGGTTGTTTCCAAAATAATCATCTGTTGAGTTATATTCCACATCTGGAGTTTGTAAATACTCAACAAAGACACTATCGTTTTCTATAACAATTCCCTTTTCATTAAAAAAATCAGCAATTGATTTGTGATTTCTGGAGGTACAAAACCCAACTTTATATATCTTTCCAGAAAAGGTTTCTGTTGGGTTTGAACTACCACCAATATAAAAACTAAGGCTACTTGAATTTCCAAAGAATGATGAGACGTTTCCACCAAAGTAATGAGATATGCTATCTATGTCTATTCCTACAGAAAACATTTCTTCAAGGTCTATGGAAGATAAAGTTAATAGTATTTCTTCTACATCATTGTACTTTAAGATATACCTTATTGATCTTCCCGTACAAGAAATTTCAAAATAGTTTGAGGATGTCTTTGATTCTGCCTTAAATAAAACCTGCTTTGTTGTTGGAGTAGACACAAATTTAAAGGATCCGTAAAAAGACTTTGCCTTTTCTTTTAAAAAATTTAAACTATCAAAATACATATAGGACTTATCAAATTCATCAAAAGACAAATACATACCTTCTTCATCTTGAGAGAAAAAACTAGAAGAAATGTTGTCAATAGGAACCCCACCAATGACAACTTCTGGTAACTTATAGTCTGGAGTAGCCAAAAGATTACCGTCTGTCTTTAAGTTGTCCACAACTGCCTGAGACCAGTTGCCAAGATTTGGATAAGAATAGTTATTTGCATAGTTGGCAAATGGATAATCTATATAAACAGATGAGCCACTATAGGCTTTATTTATACCTTCTGGTATTTCAACTCCCTGACCGTAAACAAATCTTTTTTTAGCCAAAACAATTGGCACCTGGTATGTGTATAGAGCAACACAGTCGACTTCAATTGGGGACACATCTTCATAGGCATAGAAACCAATCCAGTCTTGATTTCTCTTATCAGAATCTAGACTAGTTGGGAAGGACAATTCTTCAGTTAAGTATTTTAGTGATATAACTTCTTCTCCATTTATAAGCAAAGAGGAATTGTTTTCACTAACCCTCAAGTGCATTAGCATTGGCCTGGTCCATTCTCCAACATAATAAGATCCAAAGTTTGATCCTATTTTTAATATTAAAAATGGACCTTCTACATATATTCCGTCGTCAGAACCAAGTGGACCAATAATTCTTTTCTTTGTTATTGAGTCTGAGTTAATTCTTAGCCATGCTTCTAAAGTGTATTCTTTATACTGTCCATCTGCTCCTAAAAATCCTTGACCTGGAATTATTAAAGACGGCTTGGGTGCTGGATCTACAACATTAATTTTTCCATTCATTGTTTCGTGATTACCACAAGCATAATAAAGAGTGTCTGGAGCATTTTCTGGAACAACCCAAGTAATCAATCCAACTGCAGCGCCTCCATTTTCAACTCCAGTTGTGTATACAGAGTTACTGTTAAATGCCCCACTTGTTGTTTGTATAAAAAATGGATGACCAGGAGCATTCATACCAAAACTATAGGTTGATCCACGGGTAACTGTAACTATTGGATTTCTTGTACCAGCAAAAACATAGGCCCCACTAGAACTGGTAACGGCGTGTGTCATTCCAAGAGTGTTTGAGTTTGGTAAAAGTTTAGTAAGATTTGATGCTCCGTAGACTATTGGAATCCCAGTATTCTTTGCCATGAGGCTTTCCTTGGAAACAAGATAATATCCCTTTTTATCTTGACGCCCATAAGCACTTGCTGTAACGCCTCTTGATGTCTCTATAGATATATTGTTTGGTAAAAAAGATCTTCCTACTCCAAGAGAGGATGAATTAAATTCTTCTGACCATTGGCCAGCAGTCACACCATTAATCAAAAACTCATAGTCGTCTGGATTGTTTCCTTGATCTAAATAGTTAATTTTTATAACAATTCTAAACAGTGCACTTTCTTCTGGCCTATCAAATGTTTCTGAAATAAAAATCCATTTGTCTTGTACTGAAGAAACATAAGTTTTTAACCTTTGAATTGTGCTACCACTTATTGTGTCGTCATACTCATAGCCTATTTCAAAACTGTAAACATATACGCTAAGAGAATTAATAAATGCTCCAATAGAGAATGTTGAAAGACTTTTATTTAAAGAGGTAAAGTTTGCTATGTTTTGACTTATACATACCACCTGCCCAAAATCATTTCCTGTTGAATTTCCTCTTATTTTTGTTACAGGGCTTTCTAAAAATGGAGCATCGATTTCAGTAAAATATTCACTTGCTGATCCGTTTAAAGTGTCTTTCCAATACCCTGTATCTGCAAGATTTCTCTGGGCATCAGTAATCAAACTAATATAATCTGCCTTGTCATCCAGAGCCCAAAAAGCCATTGGATGTTCTGCGTATATTTTCTCTGCGTACAGGTTTGATGGATTAGACATTATAGGTCTATTTTACCACAGAAGCCTACTTGTTTATTTTAATTTCACAATAGTCTGTTGTGCAATATGCTTCGCCTTGAGCCTCAAGGTTATCTACACCATCGTAAATTGCAGCAAAATCAATGTGCTTCAACTTACCAATATAGGACTCGTATTGCTCTTCAGTAATCTGAGTATAAGGCTGCTGTGGATAAACTGTATTCCCCATTGGAAGGAAAGAGACAGCCTTTAGTTGTCCCTCGTACATATTAAGTGCTGGAACAATGTGCTTTGACTCTGTTTCCTTATCAAATGATAATGTTACAGAAACACCATTATCAGACCAGTACTTTTGAGCAGTTGCAGCAAGTGCAATCTTTTCAAACAGAGTGACATCCTTTTCAGATCTTGGATGACCTGACTTGATTGGGAAGTAAACTACTGATGTATTTGCTGATACTACGTCATCTTCAATTGTGTACCCTGCTGCTTTGAACAAGTGAATCATTGGATCTGTAGTTCCAAATCTAACTGCACGAAGGAAGAACTCTCCTCCAGGACCCCAGTGAACTCCAGGAGTTGCACCAGAAAGAATTGAAACTGATCCTGATGGTTTAACTGTTGTTACTCGAATTGATTCACGAACACATAGCCATTCTGAATACTGGTGATCATAATGACGAATCTTGTTGTATCCTTCGTCCATCCACTCACGAACAATTGGTAAACCCTTTTGATCTGCGAATGATGCAATACCTGTTAGAGATGTACCAATACGACGGTTGCGTTGCATGATACCGTTTGTTTGTGGCCAGTGTGTTGGAACAAGCGTTACAGTCTTTCCATAAAGGTATGCAAACTTCAGGGTACGCAGGAAGTCCTCCTTAGATTCATGACGATTTAAGTGCACTTCTACAAGTGTACATAATTCGTATGACTCCAATGGCTGCTCCGCACAGGGATTAAAGCCCATCACACGATAGTCTTTTCCATCTGGCGCATCCTTTAGTCTGCCATAATTACGAGCAACATCAAGCCAGATAAAACCTGGCTCTCCGTTTTCTGTAACTAAATCTACATAGTCTTCGTACTTTGTTCCCACTTCTGCTGAAATAGAATTATTAGACATCCAAGCCCAACCTGGATTTTCTGGATCAAATGAGTTACGCTCTGGGAATAGTTCTGAGTTCTTTAAATTCATAAATGTTTCATCCCCCGCATTACCCAAAGCAAGGGTTGCTGAGCGACGAACATTGCCTGATACCACACAGGTACCAATAAGATTTACAAGGTCTACGATAGCACGAGAGTCTAGTGTTTCACCTGCTCTGGAGCCGATTACACGGTCTATATGGTCGTGCAACTTGATAAGAGGTGCAGGGCCTGATGCAACGCCTCCAAAGCCCTTTATAGGGGCTCCTAGGGGTCTAATCAAATCATAACTAAACTTTTGAATACTTTGATTTGCTCTGAGGTAAGAGTTAATTAGAAGTCTGACTGACTCTACCCATCCCTCACGAGTGTCTGGAATTTCGAACACCTGTTCTGGTTCTGTTGGGGCATAGATTAAGAAATGCTTGTCCTGTCCTACTGTGTCAAAGCCAACACCAATACCTAACATTAATGCATCCATAACCCAAGCAAATAAGGCTCCTGGATCATTTTTGTCAAGGTCCTTGGTAGATACCATTGCACAGTTCTGTAGTGCTGCTGAGTTCTTTTTTTCCATTACCATAGGAGTTCCAAATGCCCACATGCCTCGTCCTGGTGGTGTCCACTTTAATTCAAACATTCTTTGGAATGCTTCCTGTGCAGACTTCTGAGCCTTGTAATCATTCCAAGGAAGACGATTTTCTTTAGCGTGATTCTTCTGTACTGAGTACATACCCTCGATTACACGACGACAAACTTCATGCCAACGTTCTTTAGTTCCATCTTCCTTCATGCGAGAATAAGTACGGATAAATGTAATTTCTCCTAAAGAGTTTTCTGCTGCATCCTTAAAACCAAAAGGGCTTGGAGCAGAAATATACTTATCTATAAAATCTTCTGGAAGTCTAAAACTAAAAAAATCTGACATGTGTATCGTCCTTTCAAAAACGGAATAGTCTTAAGTATAGCAGAGTTTTTAAAAAAGTAAAACTCTACCTAAATGTATTGTTGAGAGTTATGTAAAAACTAATTCAATAATAGAATTAGTGAATCCAGTGTTGTGGTACCATAATCTTTTCACCGCTTTTAACTAAGTGAGCAGTGTGATGATATGGTGGTGATGGAGGAAATACAATAATACTTCCTGCTTTTGGCTTAACTGCAAATTGATATGCTGCAGGATCTGCATTTGCAAAATCTGAATCTGGAGTTGGACCTTGAATAGGACCCTTTGGATCTCTGATTGTAAAAGAAATTTCTCCACCCTCGTAATCATCGTTAAGATACATTACGAAAGAAACCTTAAGTCTTTCATCTCCTTCTTGCTGATCAAAGTGTGCACCCATAAAGGTTCCAGCCTGATACTTTTTAATAGGATACATTGGAAACAGTTTTGGCTCTTCTGTAATACCGTGTGCTGCAGCATAGTCTCTTGCCACATCATCAAATGCTTTTTGTAAAGTGTTATAAATATATTTATCTTTTTCATCAGCATCTGGGCTTAAAGCAATAGTCTTATCTGTCCCATAGATATACTCTTGTCCACTACACGCCATCCACTCACCCCAAGGATCCTTGTTGTCATTCTCAATTGCTTCAACAAGTTTTTTTGGGTCTTCGATTACGTTTGTGTAATAGTAAACCTTCTCTTCAAGTATTTCTCTGTCCATGGTCATCTCCTAGTATTTATTATTTTTATAAAAGTCTTTTACCTTTATAAATCCTACAGTTACATATCTAATTGGGCCTTCTCCAACATGCGTTACTCCATGCTCATATTCTTCATTTCCTGGGAAAATAAGAAGAGATCCTGGCTTTGGCTTTGGTGTTATTCCTGGCTTGTTTTTAAAAAATAGTGTTCCTTCGTTGTAGTCATCATTAAGATAAAGTATAGCAGCATATCTAATTGAAGGGTCGGTGTGTTGATCTGTATGACTTTTTAATTCTGTTTTAGGCTGCATTCTTTGAAGAGTTGCAAAACCTGCAAGTTCTAGAGTTTCATCGGCCTTATCTATCAAGTCTTGAATTCTTTTATGCATTGCTCTTGAGAGATTGCGATTTGAAATATTTAAATTTTTGTCATACCAGTTATATGTTATTTCAAACTTTCCTTCTTTTACAAGACTGTCTACATCGTCTGTTCCAAACTTTTCTAGGCAAAATCTTTTTAAACTATTTCCATACTCAACAGACCAATCTTCTTCTGGAGTATCTTGAATTATTAACAATATCTCTTCTAACTCTTCTTTTAATAGAAAATTTTCTACCATCAAGATCTCGTCCTTGAGCACTTGAGTAGTAAAGCCAGCCTCTTCTAATTCCTTTTTTAAAAATACATTCATTTTAAAGTTCTCCTATCTTGTACTTATTTCCATCTAATCCTATTTTATACCCTTGTTTTAATAAATTTTGCCACTCTGATCTTTCAACTTCTTGTTTTTCTCTTGTCTCTTTCATCTCTGCAGCCCAGGCATCTCTTAATTCTTGTGGGTATGCATCCTCTTCACGATCATCCCAAAATGAGCCAATTGTATATCTTACTCCACTTTCAATTAATGAGACTTCGTGCATATTGTTAAATCCACCGTCGAATACAGCAAGCATTCCAACCTTTGGTTGAATTTCTAAATCTTGTCCTGGGAATTTAAGAAGCCCTCCCTCAAAATTATCATTAAGATATAGGAACCCTGCATAACGACTTCTTGTAAATGCTCCAGACTTTCCTTCAGCATCTGTGTTGTCTGAGTGTATTCTTGCGTATGCTCCTGGTTCCCACTTTTGTGTGTGGTATCCAATCTTAGAAATTATTTTTGGGTCAAGATCATGAACTGAAGCGATTGCTTCTGGCATTGTTTTTTCAATGTCTGAAAAGATAGTTGGAGATAGGCCAGCGTCAGCGAGTTCTTGATCGTTGTCTTGTGGAAGAACAGAAGAATATGACTCGTAGAATGATATGGGCATCCAAGAGATTTTTCCGTTCTCTGCCTGAGCATCTAACGCTTCTATCATTTTTTGACAAGTTTCTTCATCAATAAAGTTTTCGTAGACAACAATATCTTTTGTTAGTCGTATCTTATTTTTTAAATTCATTTAACCCTTACTCCTTCTGGTATCTCGTGCCTGTTTGGGATTGTCTTTACATACTCTTCGTGAATGCTACCTTGCATATCATACCACGCTTCTTTGCCAAATTCTCTTTCTTTTTCAAACCATTCTTCACTTCCCACGCTGTATTTTCTCCAGTACATCCTGGAAAAGTACTTTTCTTTTTTAGAGGAGGGGAATACCCCGTGTAGATAAACTGTGTCATTCTTTGTTAGAATCTCTGGGTGCCCAGAAGGGAAAAGAAGCCAATCTCCTGCTTCTGGCTTATACTTAACTAATTCTCCATTTACAAAAAAATCAATTTCTCCGCCAACATAGTCATCGTTAAAATAGGCGTTTGCAGTTATTCCAAACTTATATCCTGGGCTAGGAATTGGCTCTCTTATAAAGTCAGAGTGGTATGTCATAGACATTGCGTCAGTTATTTCTTCATGATACTTGCAGATTGATGGACCATACATTTGCCACAATGGGACAATGTCTCCTTCATATGTTTTTATTTTTTCATCTTTGTCAAATCCAAACTCTTTACCATATCTAGATAGATAGTCTTCTGTTACTTTATAAAAAGACTCTAGAAGTTCTATAATAAAAGATTTTTCATCTTGTTTGATTTCCGTATTAGCCTCAATACTTTTTAAATTTTCAAGATTAAACTCTTTGTTAAAGTCTGAAACAGGATATGACAAATACTTTCCAAAATGTGACCACTTTTCCCATTGACCAAAAACCCTGTCCTCTTTGTTATCTGAAGATCTTTTAAGTATCTCGTAATTTTTTAATGGATCTTTAAACACATTTTTATACACAAGGATATTTGGGTATATCTCAACTACAGTAAATCCTGTATCTGTCACGGCTTTCTGTCTCCAGTGTGCTCTGTGATCTCCCAAAAGAATGGACAGGTGTATCTAATACCACTCTTAATTTCTGTTACTCCGTGAACATAGTTCATATCCCCTGGGAAAAAATATGCTGCACCCTTCTTAGGTTTAAACTTTACATCCTGTAGTGGGAAGTATAATTCTCCACCCTCATAATCTTCATTTAAATAAAATAGACTTGAAAGATCATAGTTTGGGAAATCATTTGGGAGTCCAGCATCTGGACCCTCGTGTAGTTCCTTATCTGCGTGAGGGTTCTGAAACTGTCCTGGAAGCCATCTAACGATAGTTGTACCAGTGGGGGTAACCTTTACCTTGTAAAACTCCTCAACGATTGGCTGTAGCCTCTGAAACAGTCCTGCAATAACTGGCGCAATTGTAGGATCATTTTTTTCTAAACTTGGCTGAGTTGCAACTCTATCTTTCCAGTAATCTGAATCATAAACGACTGTTCCATTTTCATTTACGTGGCTTTGAGTTACATCCCAAATTGTTAAAGATTTAGCAGCCTTTTCTAAAAATTCTATTTCTTCTGGGGTCATAAAATTTTCTAATTCAACAATCATTTCTTTGCCATTACCAAACCAGCCAGAAGGGGTCAGCGAAGGCTTTCTAACTACAACGGAAGCATCTTTATTATTCATAATTAAATTATATCACAGGGTTTTGCCCTATAATGTCCTCTCTATCTCTAGTTGTTTTAAGAATCTATCTGCGTTAAATCTCCAATTATCCCTTGCAAATGAAGTTACAATTTTAAGACAAAGTTCTTCATAGTCCTTTTTTTCTAACTTATCTTTAATTTGATGTAGCGCTTCAACTGTATCTATGTAGTTCTGCCTAACAAAAGATGGGTCTCCTGCGTGGTTTCTTTTTAAAACTTTTGTAGTTATACTGCCATCGGGACAATACAGAGATACTGTAAGATATTCTTTTGCAAATCCAGCATCCTGGTACATCTCGTACCCCTCAGTTGCTTGGGCTAAATTATCAAAAGATATTATTGATCTTACGGGAACTTCTCCATCTCTTGAAACGGTTATCATATAGTGACCAACTTTTCCAGCCTTGGCATTAAGAGTATACTCATCAACCATTGTGGAGTGCAAATTGTTTATTTCGTTCATAACTTCCTTTAAGTTGTTTGATCGTCTACATAAAGTTTTAAGACTTTTACTTCGTGTGCTCCAAGAGTTTCTTCTTTTTCATTTACAGCATTTCTATACCAGTCTGTCCACTGATTTGCTTTATTGAGTTCTTGAGCAGCATTTCCATAGGAAATGTTGGCCTCCACTCTTTTCCTATCATCATCTTTATAGTCTACAAGTTTGATAGTTGTTTCATTTAGTTGTGTCAAAGATATCGGAATAATAGTAGCAACTGGAGTTCCAGCCTTTATAACTACCCTTTTGTTTGCAAGTTTTGCTCTAATTGCTAGCGGAAGTGGATTGCCATAGAAAGAAGTACTAATTAAGCAAGACATTGTTTCAAACTCATCGCTAAAATAGTTAACTGGATTTATGGTAAGAATACTTACGTCTTGATCTGTTTTAAAAACTAAGCCCGTATCCATACTGACCGAAGACTGACCTCTTCCAGAATATGCTCTCTCTGGAGAAAATATTTCAACGTGATCCATTGACTGATCTGTTATTCCATCCCAGGTAAACTCTATGTCTTCCTTACAAGATAAACTATAGCCAATAACATTTGCCTGAGTTACTGGAAAACACCTGTAAGCATGTCCTTCTGATGTAGCATCCATCCAGTCTCTTTTAATAGACATTGGAGTAATTTCAAAAATAGCCCCTGGAGTTTTCTCTACTGAAATATTGTACATTAATGATTATCCGCAACATACATTTCAGGGGTATGATACTTCTTGTTATAATCAAGCATGGTGACAATAGAATACTTAGTACCTGAAGTTACTGGCATCGCTTGATGTGGGTACATAAAGTTTGATGGGAAGATGAATAGATCTCCAGCCTCTGCTTTAACTTTTAGATTTTGAAGTCTAAAGAAGAGTTCTCCACCCTCATAATCATCATTGACATATGATACTAATGAGACTGTGCAGTTATAGGAAAATCCATGATCGTGATGTTCTTGAAAGTGTTGTCCTGGTCCGTACTTGATAAAGTTAAACGCTTCCCAATACTGTAAATTATTTATGTTGTACATTCTTGAATAGTCTTGGACTGCTGGCAACTTTGCATCATATATATCTTGCCACAAAGACTGAAGGTTTTTAGATACTTCGCTAGGATCATTCTCTATATCAGTTTTCTTAAACTTAAAGTCTACGCAATCTCTATACTCTGGCATTAGTTGTTGGTATCCAACATATGCTGGCATCCAGTGGTATCGATCTCCCTCTGGAGACAACTTACCATACTCAGCAACAGAGCCAAGGTTGCTCTCAATTCTGTTTATTACGTCAAACTCTTTTTTAATAACGCCTTTGTAACAAAATATTCCGTTACCAAGATCTTGTTTTTCTGTCCATGTTTGCATGCTATATCCCTTATCTGTATTCTCGTCTTGACCAAACTTTGTTTTTATACACTCCGCCATCTGGCTGACGATAAAAGTTTGCGTTATCTACCATTTTACCATATATCTCAGACTGGTCAAGAATATCTATTTGATGTTCCCAGTTTTCTCTTTTAAAAGGAAGAACCTGCATATATGGTGTTCCTGCTGGAAGAGTTCCCTCCCATCCTTCTGCAATAAAAAATGGAAAACTCCCAAGCAAATGAACCTTGTCAGAATCAACAACCCCAGTAGTATTTAAAAATGGAAGATCAAACCTGTTCATTGGTGTCATAAATAGTGCACTATATCCATCTGGAAGTTCTAATCCCCAATCTGAACTCCATGCAAAGTGGTGTATGTAATACCCTTTTGGATGTTCAAACTGTGGCATTGGTGGTCGTTGAGTACAAAAGTCTTGATATTTTGCATCTTCTACTTTAACATTTATATTACCCTGAGCATTTTTAAAGAATGTTAAATCACATGGGGTTTTAAAAACGTATCCAGTTGAAAAAGCATCCATAATTGCTGGACAGGCTTTCCATGTTGGAATCTTGCCATAGTCGTCTACTGTTCCTTCTTTTGCAACTGGGCAAACTTGCTTTGGTGCCTTGTAGTATTCTCCATTTGGCATTTTTGCAAACCTATCAGCATCCTTGTACCAATCTGGAATTACCGATTGCGTTGGAGATGGAGTGGACTTGCTATCTTTATTTAGCCAAGGTCTAAATGATCTAAAAATTGCAAGGTTTGACTTTAATGTCACTACTTGTGGCCTAGTTCATTTATGTCTGTCATTACGACAACACAATACTTTGTTCCTGACTCCATAGGTAATGATGCATGTTCATATATGTAGTTGGATGGACAAAGAAGTATATCTCCTGCTTTTGGAGTATGAGTATATCCATCAAGTCTTGGGAACCTAATCTCTCCGCCTTCATAATCTTCATTAATATAGATTACTGCAGATACTGTGCAATTGTAGGCTGGGCCATGGTCAGCATGAATATTAAAATGCTTTCCCTCTCCCTCATATTTAACAAAATTAAATGCTTCATAATATACTACATTTATTCCCCAGTACCTTGCATAGTCATCTACACAAAACTTTAATTTTTGATATATCTCTTCATGTAGGTCTATTAATTCAGAATTAGAATTATCTTTTGGCCCTAGGTTTTCTTGCTTATACTTAAAGTCTACTGCATCTCTAGCCTTTTTAATGGGAGTATCAGAGTTAGTTACTTTTGCCTCTGACCACTTATACTTTCCGTCCCCGCCCAAATTTGATTCAAGGGTGTCTATGTATCTTTGAGAATCTTCTTTTGAAAATACATTTCTATACAGGTTAATCCCTAGCGCTGGGTTTTCAACTACGATACCATTTCCTATTGATCTTTCTGGATATCTAGTTGCTGCTGTTTCTGATCTATCTTTAGTAAACCAGGGTGTTTCATTTTCATCATATACTGACACAATAGTTCCTATCTTTGTAAGTTTGTCTAGATAAAAGTATACCACACCAATTTCTGATGTGGTATACCTTATTTATTTTTATATTAGGTTGCTCTTGGTGCTAATGGTCCACCGAAGTTAGGGAAGAATGGTGGGGCAAAGTATGGGAAGAATGGTGGGAAGAACGGGAAGAATGGGAAGAATGGTGGGAAGAATGGGAAGAATGGAAAGAATGGGAAGAATGGTGGGAAGAATGGAAAGAATGGGAAGAATGGTGGGAAGAACGGGAAGAACGGGAAGAATGGGAAGAATGGTGGGAAGAACGGGAAGAATGGTGGGAAAAATGGTGGGAAGAATGGGAAGAATGGTGGGAAGAACGGTGGGAAGAATGGAGCAACTGTTGTTACGTTATTAGATGCAGCAGAAGTTGCAGATGTTCCATTAGCGTTTATTGCTCGTACGGTATAAGTCTGTGCAGTGTTTGCTTCTTGTGTTACAACAACAGATGTTGCTGCGGTTGAATCAGTTTTACCATCTGATGCTGCCCAAACGTAAGATGTAATAGCAGTTCCACCATTTGCTGGTGCTGTCCAAGTTACTGTGTCTTGGTTAACTCCTGCTGTTGCTACTGGTGCTGAAGGAGTTGCTGGTACTGTCGTTACTGTTACTGCAGCAGAAGCAGAAGAGGCTGCAGAAGTTCCTGCAGCATTCGTGGCTGTTACTGTAAATGTTGGTGTTGCTCCAGAAGCAATTCCAGTTACAGTCAATGGAGATGATGCTCCAGTTGCTGTCTGTCCTGTGCTCGCTGTTACTGTAAAAGATGTAGCATTAGGAGAAAGTGCGGGTAAAGAAAAGGCTACAGAAACTGCACCATCATTGAATGGTCTATTTGTTCCTACGTTTGTTCCAGTAACACCTGTTGGTGCTAATGGCTCCAAAAAGTCATTTGACGCTTGGGACTTCTTACCTATCTTTTTACCTGCTGCCATTTTTAATCTCCTAATTTCTTATTGAATTTTGTATTACGCTGTCAAGTCGCCGTAGACAACCCATGTATTTGCTGCTCTCTTAAAGAGAGTACAAGATGACCAAGTTGTACGAAGTTTCAAGCCAGGTGTTGCATTAACTGTAACTGTTCCTGATACTGGGGCAATTGTTACTTGTCCCGCTCCTGTTTGTAGGATATCAATCGAAGTTCCAATTGGGAAGTCTAGTGTTGCATCTGTTGGGATTGTAAGGACTAGTGCTGATGCTGAACCCATCTCAATTAGATCATCTCTTTCAGTTAGTGATGAAAGTGTGTATGATGCTGTCTTTTGTGAAATTGGTGTTAAAGAGTCTACCTTTAATCCAAGGCTTGTTGTTACTGATGCTGCAAAGTTTGCGTCATCTCCAAGTGCTGCAGCAAGTTCATCAAGTGTGTTGAGGGCTGCTGGGGCACCTGTTAATAGTGCATTAACCTGTGATGTTGCATCTGCGATTGCTTCTGCCTTTGCAGTTGCGATTGCTGAAGACTGTGCTGTTGATACTGGCTTTGCTGTGTCTGCTGTGTTATCAACATTACCAAGTCCTAGTGAAGTCTTTGTAACTGCTGCTACGTCTGCAGTTGTTGCAAGTAGTGATGTATCTGCAATACCATGAACGTTTGTAGTGTCTGACTGGTGAGTTGTAACTGCTCCATCAGCGTATACCTTTGTTGCTATAGTTGAGTCAACATCGAATGCTTCTGTTCCTGCATTCCAATCAATTCCTACGCCTGCAAGTGCTGATTGATCTACTGTAGAGTTTGATACTGCAGTTGTTACATAGTCTTGTGTAGCAAGGGCTGCTGTATCTACAATACCGTGTACGTTTTCTGTCTCTGTATTGTGAGCAGTGATTGCTGACTGTGTTACTATTGCTTCGGCTGCAACGGCTGCTGCGATTGAAGAGTTTGTTGTTGCTGTTAAGGCAAGTGCTGAAGTATCTGCAATTCCGTGAACAGATGTTGTATCTGAATTATGTGTTGTTAGTGCAGTTGTAACTGATGTTTCTACTCCTGAAACTGTTGCAAGTAGTGTTGTATCGCCAATACCGTGAACATCTGTAGTATCTTGTCTGTGGGTATTTACTGAGTTTACTACTGTTGTAAAGAAGGCTGGGTCGTCTCCTATTGAGGCTGCCAATTCATTTAAAGTATTGAGAAGATCTGGAGCACCATCAATAAGTGCTGCTAGTTCTGCTGCAGTAGCAAAATATGTTAGAGCAGTCCATGCTGATGAACCGTTACCCATTTTAAATTTATTTGAGTCGGTTTCAAAACCAATCTCACCTGCTGCTAGAATTGGGTTTGCAGCCGTCCATTGTGCTGCAGTACCTCTGCGCTGTTGCATTCTTGTTGCCATATTTTTATTTCTCCTTATGGGGGCTGCCCATTTACTTATCTTATTATAACCCCTATTTTTTAATTGAAGTTATCTACTACACTACCGCCATCGAATACAACTGTCCATTCTGTTGTAGAAGGGCCACCTGAATCCAAACCTACACCCAATGGGCTATTAAATGATCCACCTTCATAGAACTGGGATACTATGAAACCAGTTCCATCAATTGCGGTATCGTGAATGTGCTGTGGTAAATTGTTTGTATCATCAATAGTTGCCTGGGTATACCATGCTCCATTGTAATAAAAATTAACTCTGTTTGTTGCAGTGTCTAACCACTGTGTTCCATTAGTTGGTGAAGAAGGAGCGGTTGAGCCTACAGTCATAGATCCTGCTACAGAATCTACATACTCCTTAGTTGTTGCATGTGATGCAATAGTAGGAGTTCCTACTGTTACTGCACCTCCGAATGTACCGCCATTTGCTACGGCTAATCCATTCTTGACTCTAAAGTCTTTATCAACTGTTGCCATTTACTACTCCTTCTTCCAACTATTTTTATTTTTTATTAAACTAGCAAGGTTCCAACAACTGAGATATTTGAACTATTGTTAGTTGTTGTAACCAAAACCTGAACATTGCTTCCAGATAGTGTTGCTGAAACTGATCCAAGAGAACCATTTGTTCCAACCATTCCGTATTCTGTAACTGCAATGTTATCATTAATATCAAGTGTCAAAAGTACCTTTGATATTTCTGTGTGGTTTCCATAAGAAACCTTTACAAGAAATTCTCCTGAACGGTAGGCACTCTTAGGCCATGAATAAACATGGTTTGTACCTGCTGTAGGAATACTTGCAGTTGCTGCGATTTGCTTAGCAATATCATTTAACTCAACCTCTGTAAAGTTTGGAGTGACTGCTTCAAGAGCAGATACTGCACGAGCATCTGTGAAGTAAAGGTTTGTACCTTCTGCAAGATCAGTTGTTGTAGAACCTGCTACACCGTTTTCTGCGGTGATAGTAAGACCTGTACCTGAACCTGTAATTGTAATGTTTGAAAGTGTTGCACCAGTCAAAAGATCTGCTGCTGAACTTTTAGCACGAACATCTGTAAAGTATTGTGCAGTTCCTTCTGCTACATCATCTGTATCAAGTGCATCTGCGTGGGCGATGGCTGCTGCCTGCGCTGCATTTGCTTTACTTGTTGCATCTGATGCTGCTGCTGCTTGTGCAGCGTTAGCCTTTGAAGTTGCATCTGCTGAAGCAGTTGCTTCTGCTGCAGCCTGTGCTGCATTTGCTTTGCTTGTAGCATCTGCTGCTGCTGTTGCTTCGGCACCGCTCTTAGCGTTGTTAGCCTTTGTAGTTGCATCTGCTGAGGCGGTTGCTTCTGCTGCTGCTTGTGCTGCGTTAGCCTTAGATGTTGCATCGGCTGCTGCTGTAGCCTCTGCTGCAGTCTGTGCAGCGTTAGCCTTTGAAGTAGCATCTGCTGCTGCTGCAGCGATTGCATCTGATTCTGCTGTGTTAGCATATGTCTGATAAGCAGTTGTAATTGCTGTCTCACGGCCATCTGTGTAAGAGTTAGCAGTTGTTACTGATGATGATCCTACTCCATCTGCATAAAGTTCTGCTGCATTTTGTGCACCTGAAGCATAACCTTGTGCTGCTGTGTCAAGAGTTGAAATTTCTCCATCAACATAGCCCTTAGTTGCTGCGTGTAGTGATAATGTTGGAACTCCTGATAGGGTCAAGGCTCCAGTCATTGTGTCGCCAGCCTTGGCTACCTTTTCTCCAACTGATGTAGCAAGATTTGCTGCAAAGTTTTCGTCATCACCAATGGCTGCTGCTAACTCATTAAGAGTATTAAGAAGTTCTGGTGCTGAATCTACAAGGTTTGCAATTCCAGTATCTGTGTAAGAATTTGCTGCTGCTTCTGCTGCATCTGCTTTTGCTGTAGCATCTAGTGCTGCTGCAGCGATTGCATCAGTCTCTGCCTGATCTGTATAGGCACGAGTTGCAAGAACATCTGAGCCCCACTTAACAGAAGAACCTGCTGCTGGAGTAAGAACGATATGAGAATCAGAGTTGATTGTCATTGCTCCTGCGCCAGAGAAGTTAAGTGTGTCTCCAATAGTCTTGTTTGTTAATGTTTGTGTGTTGGTTGTTCCAACTACCGCACCTGCTGCACCGTGTGCTACTGTAGCACTTTCGTGATCAGAAAGGTCTTGTACTACGCTTCCTGCTGCTGCTGCTGCGCTACCTGCTGGATCATAATTAACTGCGAGAGAGTCTGCATAACCTCTGGCAGAACTATCGGCAGCGTTAGCCTTTGTAGTTGCATCTGCTGCTGCTGCAGCGATTGCATCTGATTCTGCACCATTTGCTTTATTTGTTGCATCGGCTGCTGCTGTAGCCTCTGCTGCAGCCTGTGCTGCATTTGCTTTACTTGTTGCATCTGATGCTGCTGCTGCTTGTGCAGCGTTAGCCTTTGAAGTTGCATCTGCTGAAGCAGTTGCTTCTGCTGCAGCCTGTGCTGCATTTGCTTTGCTTGTAGCATCTGATGCTGCTGCTGCTTGTGCTGCGTTAGCCTTAGATGTTGCATCTGCTGAAGCAGTTGCTTCTGCTGCAGTCTGTGCAGCGTTAGCCTTTGAAGTAGCATCTGCTGCTGCTGCAGATTGTGCTGCTGCTGCTGCACCTGAAGTGTCAAAAACACCTGACTTAATATTTAGTTCGCCAGCAATAACTTCCATCTGTGTTGATTCAACAGATGTTACAAGTGTTTCTCCACCAATTAAATCAATGATGTATTGGTCTGATGCTGTCTCTACAAGTACGTTATTTCCGCCAACGGTTGCTGTTGAACCTTCAACGACTAAACCACTTTTAATCTTAAAGTTTTTATTAATTGTTGCCATTTTTATATCTCCTTATTTACGCCTTAAGTCCTATACGTGCATAACGTACAGTGACTGGCCTGATCGCAGGATCTGGAGTGACTGATATAGCCACGGTATTTCCAGTGCGAGAGACATCAATGGTGCCAATATTCCCATCATTGTCGATAGTTCCATACTCGCTGACAGATACATTTGCACCATCAACAAGGATTGTTAGTTCTGTTGCATAAAATTTATTGTTTCCGTTTTCAGTCATGGATATAGAAATTATGTACTTAACCATACGCCATTCTGTAGCACTAAAATTATCAATTACAGTTATATTTTCAATATCTGCAATTGTATTCTCGTTATTATTACCAGCAGATCCCAACTCTGTTGCTTGGGATGTGGCAGTGTCAATTAGATCTACATAATTTTCTTGAGTAGGTCTATCGCCTGTTTGAAACAGACCTTTTACATTTGAAATTGATATTTTAGCCATGTGGTAATTATAACATCCCTTTAATAAGACTATTAGAGAATGTAGTTGGAGAAACCAATAACCTGAACCCCAATTCCTGGTGGATTGTTTTCTCCATATCCCTCAATGCCAATGCTAGTTATTCTTAATCTAAAAGGAAGTATCTCTATAGGATTAACTATCTTTGGGTATCCTACAGAGATAACTCCGCTAGATACTGGGCTAAGATCTTCTATCTGTATTGTTGGGGAGATTGTTGATGCAGAAACTAATACTGCTAAAGCAATCCCTGGGGAAATTACGGTTATTGCCATTGTTGGTTACGCCTGTTCTGTGACTTCGCCAAGCATAATCATCTCACCTTGGCATACTGTCCAAACACGATCACCATCTTTTAATTGAATATCAAAAACATCTCCAGTTAAAAGTTGTTTTGATTGCGTTGCAGATAGAGTTACTGTAAATTCTCCAAGGTCATCAAATTCTGTTTTATCTGGCAGAACTGTGAACAATAAGTCATCTCCATCGTTGTCTGAATACCGTCTAAAGTCTCCTGTAATATTCCAACCAGCGTTATTTGGGTCAAAGGTGTTTGTATTATAATCTAATGGATTTCCCAAATCATCTTCTACATAAATTCTAAAAGATGCTGTATCGCCAATTACACAAGTCCAGTTAATTAGTGGTGGCTTGTTTCCAATGTTATATGTCGCTGGTGCAACTACTCCAGTAATAGGGGTTTCATTTGGGTTTCTATATGTAGCCATAAGTTTATTATATCACGACAAACCGTCTCTGAGTGCTCCCCAGGTACCGTTTCCTTTTGCCTCGACTATTACAATTCCATTAACATTATGAGCATATGCACAAATTCCAACTGCTGCAGATCCGTTTGTTGGTCTAACATTTGTCAAACCTCCAGATGGACCTACATACAGAACTTGTCCTGCATCAAAACTTGAAGTGTTTAAACCTTCCATAACTCCAGCAACCACTACAACTCCATCTGCTCCAGTATCAACACCTGCTTTTAATAAACCAAGTATTGGTGCTGTTGTAGAAGGTAGTGCTTTTCCAATAGTTGGTTTTGATCTAGATTCGCTATATCCCGTTGCATATACTGGAACTCCAGCACCTATTCCACCACCACTAGTATTTGTTACATTAATTTGAAAATAAGATACACCATATGCTGGTAGTATTGCATCAAGGGACTCTGCTAGTTTTTTAAAGTCACCATGAACGTTTACTGGAGAGTTTTCAAGGGGATATCTCACTCCCGTGCCTGAATTAGCGTATGTAGTCATAATAAAATTATTATACACCCAGATTTGACTTTTGGCTCAAAATTATGTTATACTTGGTATAGACACCTACCAAGGTGTTATTGTTTTCTAAGGAGGAAACTATGATTAAATTTATCGAAAGAAACAAAGAGATCATTAGCACACTCAGCATCGTAGCACTAGTAA